GGCACTGCACAGACTCTCGGTGGTATGTTTGGTCAACAAGCAGGACTCTCTAGCCAGCTTCAGTCAGCAGCGCAACAACGTGCAGCACAGCTTTCACAGCTTGGATTCAGCGCACAACAGATTGAGTCTCAGTTGCAGTCTGAAGGACTCAGCAGGGCAGCTACAGCGGCTGGTCAGGCAGGACAGCTGGCACAGCTTGCTGGTGGATTGCAGGCTCAACAGGCAGGCTTGGGCGCACAGTACGCTAGTTTGGGTAGTCAGCTGGCTATGCAGAATCTTGCAGCACAGCAGGCACAACAGCAGTTAGGTCTTGGTGCGCTGACTGGCGCTTATATGCCACAGGCACAGCTTCTGAACGCAATGCAGGCACAGCAGTTGTACCCGCAGTTGCAGCAGCAGGCTCAGTTGTTCGGCACAGGCCAGTACGGTGAGACTATGATGAGTGGTCTTGAGGCTCGACTGATTGCTGAACAAGCACGAGCTAACTTACTTGGCGGTATAGGTTCAGGACTGTTGGGCGGCTTGTTTAGCCCGATTGCTACAGCAGGCGGTGGAGTAGGCTCGCTGTTCGGTAGCATACTTGGCGACATTTTTGACGGAGGAGGCTAATCGTGGCTAGATTTTCACAAACATTTTTACAGGGACTTCTGCAGCCTACGTATCAACAAGGGCTGTTTGAGGCTGCTAAGGGTCTTGGGCAGACTCCCGCTATTATGGGTTTGCAAAAGGAGCAAGAGCAACAACGGCAGAAAATGTCTGAGATATACAGTACGGCTATGCAGCCCGGAGTAACTTCTACTCAACTTCTGCAAGCAGCGCGACAACTGTCAGCAGCAGGTAGAACAGAAGAGGCTTTAGCGTTAGCTAATCAAGCTAGACAACTCAGCCAAACCGAAGCATCTCAAGTTCAACTACAGCAAAGACAGGAATCTATTTCAGAGTCTGCCCGAAAACTAGGACTTCCTGAATTAGCAGAAAGAGCACTGCAAACAACAGATGAAGAATCTCTGAGGGCAATACAGAAAGACTTGAGGGCGTTTGAAAGAGAGGAAATTCTCAAGACTCGGGGACTGCCCGGAAGAAAAGCACTATTGAAAAATGCGGGTATAGATTACGACCCAAAAGTTCACGATGGAATGTCGGACGACGGTATCTTGAAACTCCTAGAAGGGTATGATGCTGAGTTAAAATCTTTCATAAATGCCAACAACGAAGAAGTTATGTTAGAAGTTGATAAGCAGGGCAGAGTCAGGGACCCGAATACAGACACTTTTGTAAGAGCAAGCGAGCTACAGTTACGCCGCGCCCCTAACAGACAGCAGGTGGAAAACGTAGTTAATTATACCAACGAAAAACTTGCGGAAGCCGGGGTAAAGCGTTACAATGATTTGGCTAACGCTGCTGACGATGCAAGCAGTATGATTAATAATATTACTGAGGTAATGCCTAATCTAGACGACATGGTTACTGGCAAGCTGGCTAATGCTGAAATGTTTATTAGAAGCTCTAAGCAAGCCATTGCTGCCGCTGTTGGTCTTGATCCAAGCGACCCTACACTAGAAAACACACAGCAGTTTATAGCGCTTGCTGCGCCTAGGGTTGCTACCATCATCAAAGACTTTGGTGCAGGCACTGGATTGTCAGATGCAGACAGAGAATTTGCTCAACTTTCTGCAGGCGGCGACATTACAATGACTGCAACAGCCTTGAGAAACATTCTTAAAATTCTAAAGGACGACGCAGATAGGACTTTGACTTTGTTTGACGATATTACAGAAGACATAAGAAACGATCAAGGAGTAGATCCTCTGATTTTCTTTCGTATTCCTGCTTTAAAAACGCAGCCTACAATTCAACAGCCAACAAAAGCAACACCTGCTGACGTTCCTGAATTACCTCCGGGTGCAACCTTAGACTGAGGCTCTTATGCAAACAGCTACTAATCAACAAACAGGCCAAAGATACTATCTTGACCCTGAGACAAATGAGTGGACTGAAATGCAAACCGCTACCGTACAGCGGACAGGACAAAAGTTTGGTCTTATCGGCGGTCAGTGGGTAGAAGTAGAAAAGGGACGCGCACAAGAGGAAGCAGAGCGTATGACTGCTTTTATGGAGCGTGTTCCTGAGTCTATTGAACGCGGCATAGAGGAATACAAAGAGCGTACTGACGCTTTACGTATCGGCGGTTACGAGCCCAGCGCCTCACAAAAAGTTAGCACTGCTATTGCTACAGCCGGCATGACAGCGGGTGATATTATTACCGACTTTGCTATAACTTCACTACCCAACTCTGTACGAGCGGGGGCAGAACAGTTGTTTGGAGAAGTTAAAAATACTCAGTCTTTTCAAACGGCAGCTGATATGGCACAAAAGGGTTTAGAGGCTTACGAACAGTTTAAGCAAGAAAACCCAGCCGCTGCTGCTACGTTTGAGAATGTAATTGACGTTTCTGTTTTATTTAGTCCGCGTCCTGATCTGAAGGTTTTGGAGGCTCCTGCTGAAAGAGCCGCAGGTAAAGCAAGCCGACTGCGTTTTGAAAATAGGCGACAGGGCATTAATCAACTACTTGCTCCAGAAACTTTAAAACCAAATGAGAGAACAGCGCCTACTGGATTCCTAGGAAGGGAGCAGTATGTGCCTGACAGAGAAACAATGACCATTACCGGGATACTTGAGGGAATACCTGACGTAGACCCAAAGGCCTCTTATCATCACAACATGAGAGCAGTACAAGACCACATTACAGAGCAGGCTAAAAAGCTACGTCAGTTTATTGTACGCTCTAATAACCCCCGTATACGTAAAAACGACTTGGCAGCAGAGATGGGGCAAGCCATAGAAGAATACACTAAGTCGTCGGGTTATAGGGGAATAACGCCAGATGCTCAAAAGATTGTGCAAGCGTTGGCTGAAGATGCTCTAACTTTAGTATCTCGGTCAGGAACTAAAAACACTGTTTCTGCTATGGACTTGCTCAACATTCGTCAAGAGTTTGATGACCTGATAAACGAGGCGTACGCAGGTGTTTTGGAAGCTACGTCAGCGTCTGCAAGATCAAAGGCATCTCGCGTAGTTAGGAACATTCTTAACGACAAACTAAAAGAGTTGACTCCCGGTGATGACGCTCGTCAGTTACTAGACAGACAGCACAACGCATATCTTGCCCGTGATCGTATGAACAACAAAAGAAACAAAGAGGCTAACACTACTTTGGGAATTGTTGCTCGTAGGCTCAAAGACGCGGCTCTTCTACCGTCTACTTTAGGTTCGCTGTATTTTACAGGCAAAACCTTTGTTGAAGGTGCTGGTGGAATTGGCGCTGTTGCAGTGGGTGGTGCAGCAGGATTAGGAATTTATGGGACCATTCGGATGCTGTCAAAGCAGAACAGGCTAGACATATACGCTGAAACACTTTCTAGTTTGAACAAGCTGATACGCAATACTAAAGAATCTGATAAACTGTTTGAGCTAAAGGCACACAGATTAGTAATCTTAGATTTGCTACGAGGAGAGCAGGAGTCTACCGAAGATGAGTAAGGAAGACTTATACGAATTGCGTAAGCAGTACAGAGAAAGCGCTAGGCAGAAAGAGAGAGAGTACTCAAAATCTGCCGTAAAAACAACTACGGACACGCTGGCCTACATAGACGAACAAATGATTAGGCCTGTTAGAAGAGCTATTGGCGCGAGCGCAGATGAGTTTATATCGGGTGATGTGTCTTTCTCAAGGCCCAGCGTTACCGGCGTAAACATGAGTGATCCGACTAAACAGCTGCCTGACAGGGTAATGGAAAAAGAAAACGTAAACACTTTCCTAGACACAGTGCTCCACCCAACAAACGCGGCAGGTGCTGGGCTATTTACAGGAGGCACAAAAGCTGTTAATAGACTAACAGGGGCGCTTTCTGGTAGAGGCATGGTTGCGTCTTCTCCTCGCAATTATATACCTAATTACTACGGGGCTAAAGATATACCAGAGGGGACAACTCCAAGCAAGTTCGATAAGGCGGTCTTTGAAAATAGAGATATGTTAGCAGGACTATCTTCTGCTGTTCCGAAAGTAGGTCCTAGACTTGCCACTAAACTGACACAAGCAAAAAACGCTGAAGACATAATGAAAGGGAGAACAACTACCGCTGACTTTACTAAGTGGGGTATACAGGGGTTAGCTAGAGCACTGGACAATCTGATGAGTCCTGAGGCTAGGGCACTGTACAGAGATACTGAGATAAACAGATCATTTAGAGACGATGTTAGAGAGCTGTTGCAAGATGAAGCTGCTATGTCAGGCACAAGCAGAAGGCCTCAAACAAAAGCTGTTGCCCAAGGTCAGTTTAACTACTTGGTTGGTGAACAAGCTGGAAGAGAGGGTGCGAGAACAAGGGCGCTTGAAGAAATACGTAAGCGAAGTTACCTGACTGAAGCTGTGCCTTTTGAAGAAGGTTCGTACAGCGGCCTAATCATGGGTCAAAAACTCAGTGGTACGGTTGAGGACGCCGTAGGTCGCTCTAGAAAACTTACGCCGCGTAAAGCCGATTTAGACTTTATTGAAGATCACATAGGCAACGTGTGGAAAGGCAGAGGAGAAGAAAAGTTTAGAGACGCCGCGACGCCTAAAATAGTCATCAAAGCACCCACGGGTAAGTATACGGGTAATCACCAGTTTGACTTTAGGCAAAAAAGTGGCGTTTTTCCACTTATGAAAAAAATCTTTGGTGAGAATAAGAACCCGACAAGGGAAGAGTTTTCCAAGCTGCTAAAAAAACACCAAAACGACAAGGTAAAAGTTCACCCCAATTCAAACTCTGAGTCAGGGTTTTGGGTTACTGGTTCATTTGAAGGAACCGCAGTGACTGAGGGCGGTGTAAACTTTATAGCCAAAGTGCAGCCTAACGGCAGAATTATGGCTGTAGTGTCTGATGAGCATAACTTTTTGGAGAAAACCCCTGTCGTCGGGTCTGTTGTGGAGGATGCACTACCTAATAGAGTTGTAGCTGCTACTCCCCCTATGTTTTTTGATACAAAATCAGCGGCAACAACAAAGGCTGCAAAAGCAGAGACAGGGGAGCAAAAGTACACAGAGCTTCTGCAAGAAATAGCTAGGACTAAACCCAGAAAAGAAGTACTAAGAGCAGAACAAGCTAGGCAGGCCGGTGCCGGTATGCTGGTTGGACGTATGGCGACAGGAGGCCAAAATGAAGAAGAACAAAGATAAGCACACAGTAGAGTACACCTCTATCGACTACCACAGTATGTGTCAGAAGTCAAAGGAACGCATCAAGAAGATGCAGGCTGAAGGAATACCTACGCCCCATGACCCGAAAGACAAGCCAGAGGACGTAGGCAAAAGCAACGGTTACTCTATATTCTTCATGTCGTAACGCTATAACTCACAGTTGTTACCTGTGCAGGCCAGTTGCTGTGACCCTTCAGTCATATCGCTGGCCTCTTCTATATCCCACGATATTTCCTTAGGGAAGTCCTTGACCAGCTGGTTGTACGTCTTTTTGTCCACAGGCTCGTACGGTGCCTGCTGGTACGTGTGGTCTGAGTAGGGCAGGAAAGAGATGCCACTGACCTTATCAAACTTGTTGTACAGCCACTGTCCCACCTCTAGAAACTCCTCATCACGATAGTAGCAGGTCATTGATGGCTTATGCTCACACCAGTAGTCCTGATATATCTCCCAGAGATCCAGCTGCTCCATAGCACCCATGTCTGAGGCTGTCACAGCGCCCTCAGGAGACGCGATAGGGAAGCTGAATACCCGTGTACTGGGGGACATTAGATCGTCCTCCACAGGGACACCAGCGGCCTCTAGGACGCTACAAAGTGGGTCACGAGCGTCTGCACGGACTCTGCGAATATATTGACTGCTGTAGCGAGGGTGAATCCCACTAGCAGAATCGACCAGCTGACTAACAGTACCGCTAGGCTTGACCGCAGTAATAGCGGTAGAAGGGTTAATCCCTAGTTTCTTAGCCCACTGCTCGTTGGTAACGATAGCTTCATTACGCATCTCCGTAAGCCACTTCTTTAGTTTACCCTTGTCCTCTCGTCCTGACAGGACAGGATGATCCATGATACCCGTCAGGGACACCCCTAGCAACGCCTCTTCCTCTGTGTTAGTCTTCCAGATGTTACGCAGGTAACGGAAGTCAGTCAACGTCGCCTGTAGAGTTCCAAGGATAGACGCAATACGTACCTTTCGTTTGAGGTTTGCGAGAGTATCGGTTGGCCTGATAACAACTTCAGACAAGTTGCAGAATTGATAGGGTCTGAGGATGATTTCGCTACATGGATTAGTTCCAAAATCATAGGTAGCATCTCGTCGCTCGTTCTTTGCAGCTTGCTTTTGACTTGCGACTCTAGAGAACACACCTCGTTCTCCTGATCTTGATTCATACAGGCTTGTCCATTCGTTTAAAAATGCCTCAAAGTCGGGCTTCTCTGTGTAACACGCAGAGTTATTAGCTAGTCCACGCTGGGGCTCATCGACCCACCACTGTCCGTGCTTGCATCGTCTGATGCGGTCATCGGTGAGGTTACTGAGGCTGATGAGGGCTGACCTTCGGACTCCTCCGACGACGACGATTTGAGCAATCTTGCAGCAAAGATCGTGGCACTCAATGGACGTAAGTTTTCGTCCAGCTGCTCCTTGAAAGAGTTCAACTGTGAACTTGAAAAGATCGATGAGAGGTTCAGGACCACTTGCACGGCCTCCGAAAGTCTTGAGCGGGGCACCTGCAGGTCTAACTCTGCTAACGTCCCATTCGGGAATTTGACCTGAGTACAGCAGTGATACCAACTCCCTAAACGATTTCGCCCATCCGATCTTCGAATCTGCAACATTAATAACTGTGTCGGTTGCATGGAATGTCTCCGCTACATCTGGTAGTTTTGTTATGTACTGACGCTCGACACTGAAGCCTACCCCTGTTCCGCATAGCAAGACGTACATCAGTTCGTCAAAGGCCTTGGGGTGGTCTATAGGCAGGTAGCTACAGTTGAACCCTGCTACGTTGTCACGCTCCAGTGCCTCACCAGCAGTCATCAGTGCCCTCATGCTGGGCATTACGTCCAGCTTGTGTATGGCATCGTACACCTCTTTGCGATCAGTATCTGGCAGATCGTCGCCCCAGAAGTTTACGTAACGTGATACTGTTTCTTCCCAAGTCTCCCTGCGTTTCTCCTCAGGCAAGTACCGAGCGTACCGTGACTTGTGTATGTACTGTTGGTATGCGTCCATCTATTCTGTTACTCCTAGTGTTTCATTAATGATTGCTTGTGCTGCCATCTGTAGCAGCATATATACCCCATCAGGGTACTGCTCATTGGACGCTACTTCAAACATCTCACCGTCCTCGTACATGATAACAGCACACTTTACTTTCCTGCCCTCGTTCTCGTGAGCCATAGCCTTACCAACAAACACAGATAAAAACTCTGAGGTGGGTGTCTCTAGCTTCTCTTCTTTTGTTTTATCACCAAACTTACCTTCAATGACTTTCATGTTTACCTCTCTTGTGGTACTCCTTGCACACTTGGTCAAAGGTTTCCCACATTGAATCAAACTTGATCTCGTACAGTTCCTTGATGGCAAAATATTTGTTAATTATTGCGTCAGATGCTGTAGGGCTGATGTGGTCATTCCACTCTGCGGAGTCTAGGAAGTATCTAGTTACTAGGTCGATGTCCTTAGTGACGTTTGCGAAATCTAACATCTGCTGCTCTAGGTCAAAGATAGCACTCATAAGGCAACCTCTTTGATAAGCCACTCAAGGTAGACACGGGCCTTACGTAAGTCCTCGACACCGTTCTTGTACTCGTAGCGCCAGAGGTACTTCAGGCAGTTACCCTTGAGATACCCCTTGTACTCCTGCGGGTGCATAGATGCCTTGATAGCTTCGATGGCTTCGATAGCGCCCTTGTTGTAGTGATCTGGTTGAGTTACGGGATTGTGGTTGTCGTTAGGGTGAAACAGTTTGCCTGTGAAGGTTTTGCTCTTGTTCATCTTGTCCCAGTCTTCTGGTTTAGCATCGTCTATAGATTTGTAAGAGGCCACTTCTGTATCTCCGTCTGTGTAAGTTGTCCACTCATTCCGCATAATCTTCTTCTAGCTCCTCTTGAAACTGATCTAGTTTACGTAGGAGCTTGTCCTCAAACCTATCCAGCATCTCTTCAGACGAAATCTGCAGGGCTTCCAGAAGATCATCGGGATCGTATAACCGCAACAGACGCTCCTTAATTTCTTCTAGTGTCAGAGACATAATCAACCAACTCCTTAAGTGTATCTATATTATACCATAGAATCTCGTGTTTGTCACACCATTCTGCCATAGTAAGTTTGGTACTTTTACTCACTTTCTGATTAGGCTTCATCAGTACAAATATGAGTTCGTGCGTCCACGGGATTGACCTAGAGATCGAGCGATACTTCTGCGTGTCTCCTGCGCGAAAATATCCTTTGCACTCGATGAGGTAAGTCCGTCCGTTTTGTTCGTACACAAAGTCTGGTGTGTACTTTCGTTCGATGACGTACGGGATCTGGTACGGCTCGTAGCTAAAGCCAAATGGTTGTAACTGCGTTGCAACATCTTTTTCAAACTCCGACCTAAAGTTTCCTAGTTTAGACTTCCGCGACCTTCGGCTCATTGACCACCTCTGTTAAGTATCTTGGGCCACTTGAATACAGGAATGTTCTTACTCCGGGCCAACAGACTTGCTTGTATTGACAATAAGAACAACCAACGGCGAGCTTCATGTTTCCACTTTTGCCATCCGGTACGACTTCGTGACATACCTCTGGTGCCTCTGGCTGCTCCACTAGCTTTTTTACTCGTTCAATATGCTCCTCTATGTCAAATGAAATCTTGTCGTACACAGGTGCCTGAGCGTCTGCAGAGTCATACAACAGGTACGTCAGGTGTCCGTTCTGTTTGTCCATTGCTAGCCAGCCAAACTTTGTTTCCCCTTCGGCGTGTGCATACCCTTTAATTTGAGCAACGTATCCAAACGAATCATCAAAAGCGAGACTTCCATCCTTGAATTTCTTAAACCCAAAGGTCGAGACACTTTTAATATCAGTGACAACACCATCAATTTTGCAGTCCATGTGGCCCGTAATACCAGCAACTTCACACTGCTTCTGTTCATCTGTCACCTCGTGTCCTGATAGTTTAGTGAGAAACAAAAGCATCTCTTCGATCAGATGCCCGTACATAAACTTGACGTAAGTGTTAGGAGTCATCTCCTCCTGTACGTCTGAGTTATTAACAGCGTTCCACAGGTAACGATCATCTCTACCGATGTTAGACATACGTAGCTTGCGCCCGTCGTCACGATCCTCTGTAAACAACTTAGTCATCAGACGTTTACAGTTTTCACCAAAGTTTTCTATCTCGTCGTACAGATCGACACCTTCTGGTATTTCCTTGTTGGCAACCACCTTGTAAATGTCGTCTACCAGTGAGTAAAGTTTATTCATTTATGTTGCTCCATTAGGTCAGCTATGGCTGACTGTGCTTGCTCTGGTGTGCAATTGAACCACTCACCCTTACGGTCATACGCTTTCTCTAATAGACTGTGTGCCTCTGACTCAGCAGAGCGTCGGTCAGTCACAGACCAGCAGGTGAACAGTGCGTAATCCCTGAAGGGTGACGATGTTTGATACCCGTTGAGTCTGTCCTCT